CTGATTGATCAGGCAGACCGTATTTGATACGTGTGAACGTACCTCCGATGTCCGACGCTTGCTGATAAACCGTGGGATACCCTGACCCTGAACGAATGTCGACCGGGTGCTCGACGTAGCTGAGCATAGTCTCGTAACGTGCTTGCTGAGTCACTTGAGCACCTCCATAGCTTTGGCAAAACCTTCAGCAACAGCTTCCCAGCGGTACTGGGGGTTTTGGGTCACTCTGTAACAATCGTCTGCAACTTTTTGGCGATAGGTTTCGTCCTCGTAAAGATCTGTCAGTAGTTTTGCGGCATGCTTGTAGTCGATAATGCCGCGCTCAACGTTTAGATCTTTGTCGTTTACCCAGGCTCCGATATCAATAAGTAATGCGCTTCCGTTCCAGATGTCCTTACAGGAAGTATGGTTAGGCACTACTTGCGCTTTACGACACATCGCGTGTTCGAAAGGAACTAAACCCCAGCCTTCACCGTTTGCGGTGTTAATACCAACGTCGCAAGCGTTGTAGATGAGATTAAGTGCTTCGTCTGGTGGAGCAGCGTGATAATTCATATTTGGAGTCAAAGCCACTCGTTGAGTCGGGTCTACCCCTCGTCTACGAAGCTCTGTTTCAAGCAGTTCTTTAATGTGCCAGCCAAGGTCTTTCTCAGCCATGTTTAGGTAGAGAAGAGCATCTTCTTTATCTACACAGAACTCAGCAAACGCCTTAATTGTCTGGTCGATACATTTACGTGGCTGATTACGGTTGCCGTTGAAGACAATGAATTTGTCTTGAGGTAATCCGAGACGTTTGCGAGCTTCGGTTTGATCGATCTCAAAGAACTTGTCACGGTCTAGCCCATGGGGAACCACTCCCATTTTCTTGGGTTGAACTCCGTGGGCCATCAAGCGTTGAGCTTGCTCAATGGTAAAGGTGATCGCAAAATCCCAGTCTTTGATGTACCGAAGCATAGGCATCGGATACCACTCAGAATCGGTAGGGAAGTATGCAATAAATTTAAAGTCGAACTGAGCCTTGAGAAAGTGAATGCGTTCCCAGATCTGGTTACAGATCCAGATGTCGTTTAAACAGATAAAGAAGTCAGGTTTTTCTTTTTCAACAATTTGCTGAATGCGTCCCACCCCGAAGCGATCTCCAGGGTTGTGGGCTGATGCAGGGTAAATTTTGAATGGATAGTCGTGAGGATCTCCTTGGTAGTTAATTCCATACACCACGACTTCATTATCTTTCTTTAAATGGTTCAGAACGCTATGGGTTACACGAGCGAAGCCAGTATTAGAAACAGCATCACCGTACCAGAGTATCTTTGCCATACAGAGTTAGAATTTCGCTAACAGTATACGAGCAGTCTTAAGAAAATGCCTAGTAGAGAAACTTACGCATATCGACGTGCTCTTAAAGCACGAGCACAAAGGGCTATCGATAGTAATGACTCTGCGATAGATAGTGTTTTTCATCGTGCTCAGGATGACTTTTTGACATTCTGTACACTTCTTGATAAACCTCCAGCGAAGCATATGCTGGAGTGGCATCAGGAACTGATTACAGGAGACAGCAATAAATATCTAATAGATATCGCAGGGCCAAATCTTGATATTCTGAGCCCCCGAGGTTCGGCTAAATCGACTGTCCTTAACCTATTTACAGCTTGGGTTATCGGTAAGCACACAACTGCACAACGTCCTCTGCAGATTATCTATTGTTCTTACAACATCGCTACTGCTATCCCCAAGAGTCGAATCATCAAGCAGATCATCGACTCATCCACGTTTAAAAAAATATTTCCAAAGGTAAAGCTCAAAGCAGGTATGCAGAGCGACATCGGTTGGTCAATCGACTTTGACTACGCCGGAATCGACAGGATCGGTGATGAAGAATTCACACTTCGTGCAGCAGGTCTTCGAGGATCTATTACCTCGAAAAGGGCACACCTCGTGATCGTGGATGACCCCATTAAATCAAGCTCTGACATCAAAAACCCCGCTGTACGGGAAGAGATGAATAACAACTGGTCGTCAGTTATCGCTCCGATTGTTTTTGAGGGTGGCCGTTCGATTTGTCTAGGCACGAGATTCCATCCTTTGGATATCCACAAGACCATGTTTATCCCTAAAAAAGGCTGGAAACAGGTGGCTCAGGAGGCCCTTACGTACGACAAACAAGGTGAACCTGTCAGTTATTGGCCTGAGCAATGGTCTGTTAGTTACCTTATGGGTCAAAAAGAATTAGATCCTGTTGCGTTTGCTTACCAGTATCAGCAACAGCCGGTGATGACATCTGATCTTGTTCTTTCACCTGATCTTCTTGTTAAAGGCGAAGTTGAAACTGAGTTCGACACCCTTGCAGTCGGTATCGACTTGTCAGCTAGTAAGAATGAGACTTCTGACTACACAGCTTTTGTTCTAGGAGGACGACTAAAGGATAAATATTTCATTATCGACTCTCATCAGGTCAGGTCGATTGGAAACTTAGAAAAAATCGATTTGCTGTGCGACATGCTTGTGGAATGGGGAATCCTAGAGCTACAAGGTGATCAGTATTTTCCGACTTACTCAACAATCACACTTGTAGTTGAAGCAGTTGCATATCAGGCGTCACTTGCGGCGGATTTAAAACGTGTGCTTCTTGTTGAGCGAGGGTTAAGCAACTTAAATATCCACGAAGTTAAAGGGTTTAGGGGCGACAAGATCGCCAGGTTCAGAGGCACCCTTGGAATTTTAGAAAACAAAAAAGTTACCTTTAATAAATACCGTAAGTTCGATGCTTTAATGGATCAGATCGTGAACGTCGGTGCAACATCTCACGATGACTTGCTCGATGCTTACACGCATCTGATTAACTACCTCCAAAGACGAGGCAACTACAACGTCGAGTACTGATGCAATCTATTTATATAGCCGTCACTGCCCACAACCCCCTTGCTCGTATCGAGAAGACACTTGCTGCCCTACGAGCTTACGAAACTCTACCTCTGAGGGTTTATGTAGAGTTTTTCATCGATCACGAGCACTCGTATGATCTTGACGAATTCTCTTTAATTGTTGGAAGTCATGTTCACCTCGACAGGGTTAGCTTCACAGTCGCAGATGAGTCCTACGCAGGCTTCGCACTTTGTTGGGCTCACAAACCCAGTTTTGTAAAAGCAGTAAGAGATAAAAAATATGACTTTTATATGTATTCAGAAAATGATATGCTCTTTGGCTCTAAACAGTTCGTCTACTGGCGTGATTACAAAGATGTGCTCAAACCTTTAAATCTTGAGCCTGGTTTTTGCCGATATGAAGAGTACAGAGATCTAGATATACCTTTTGATAATTACAAAAAGTGGGACCTTTATGGACTTACCCCCGATGTGTGGGGTGATATCCCTTACGAATGCGGGACGATACTGACGCCAAACGACAAGAACTTTATTGGCTTCACATCTCTAGGCAACCCTTACGCAGGTTTGATGATTCTCGACCAGGAAGATGCTGAGAAATATATAAAAAGTGAAAGCTGTCATCCTCAACTGAGTCACCGTGTGGTCGGCAAACGTAACTGGCCGATCGCTGACCGAAGTTCTATGGGTTTAGCTTTTGAGGGTTTGAAACCGAACCAAGAGCACCGTCGAGTTGTGCCGTTAATTAAATGCGGTGATTCAGTTCAGATTCACCCGTGCGGTTTGGTTAGACATCTTGATGTTAAATACTCCCCTGCTTTATACGAAGGATCAGATACCATTCATACCGAAAACATGTTTTTGACGTAATGGAAGCAGTAAACCATCCCGCACACTACTCACAAGGTGACATCGAGTGCATAGACGCGATGATGTCAGCAGCAGGTGTTGAAGGGGTCAAGTCTTTTTGCCACCTCTCTTGCTTTAAATACCTCTGGCGGTTTCAACACAAGAACGGAGTAGAGGACCTGAAAAAAGCTCAGTGGTACTTGAGTAAACTTATCGAAATAAGCACGTTAGACTGATAAAAAAATAATCCTTCATGGACATCCGCGCTTTTGGGACGGTATACGGACAGACTTCTCGACTGCCGATGTGTAGTGGGTTTGTTTGGACGCCTGCTGACGGTGAGACGACTTTTGGTACTTGTAGGGCACTTTTTGTTGAATCAAAAAGCACCCCCGGAACTGATGACTTTTATGTTCGCTTAAACGACATGGCTGTTAACGAGTACCTCCACGTAGAAAATGTTGCTGGTGACATGCAGCTGGAGTGGGGTGCCGTAACATTAAGTGGCGGATCTGTTAACGGCGTTGTCGTTCTTTACTAATGAGCGATTTTCAAGAGTTCGGTAATATTCTCGCCAAGAGGTACGCCCAGGCGGTCGGTGCTGCAAATAAACAGAGAGCACAAGAGCAACCTGTAACTGAAGACTTTGAGTCTTACGAACAAAGTAGTTTTAACCAAGAGGTGGGTGGTCCCACACCTCCGGAAATGCCTTCGACTAACGACGGCGCTGCACAGTTCCAAACGGAATCTATTCCTCCAGAAGACCAAGACACAGAGGATATGAAGAACTTACTCCTTAAACGGAGTAAGAAACGTTTTCAGATGGGTGATATAGATTGAGATTGAGGTAACATA